ACAAGCTTCGTCACAGAGTCTACCTCAAGTTCATTGATTTCACAATAGTGTACGATAGCATCAATGTAATTGATCTTTTCTTCGGCAACAATCTTTTCAATTTCTAAAGCAAACTTTGAGGGGGTCAAAAATTTGCTTTCGATTGCTTTTTCTAGTTCTTTATTTGGTTCCATAGAGTTCCAGTTTATCTCCAACAAACTTTCTAATGTATTCTGTGAGAAGTTTGATGTATTTTGATTTGTTTCGTTCTTCATAGACGACACATTCTCCATTTTCACAAGCCATAATGATTACAAGTTTTTTGACTGAAATACCAGTCAATTCATACAACATACAACCATATGCCATACATTGTACAAAATAGTGGTCAATCCACTCTCGGGGTTTTGGTTTTTTTGAAGTCTTGAAGTCGATTATTGCTAACTCGCCGTCATATTCAGCGATACAATCTACTGTTCCAGCAATTCCTAATTGCTTACTATATAGCGAACCCTCAAGGGCGTGTATGTTATTTATACGATTTAGGTTCTCTTTAGAAATTTTGAACAGAAAATCAGAGATAGGTTGAACCTTTGGAAGATTCTCATTTTTAAGATGGTATTCCACAAGAGTATGCATATCTGTACCACGACTAGTTGCCTTTTTCGTGATACGATCTGCTTCTTCAGTACCAACTCTTTTCCTCCACTTAACAAAGATCTCCTTATTAAAATGACTGGTTACCGAAGTAATGGAGACCAATCGAAGAAGTTCTTCTTCGTCGGGAACAGAATAGTATCTTACACCATCAATAGTCTCCCTCTTGAGTTGAGGTAAGTTCACATCAATATGATTAAACATTAAAAACCAGATTCCATTTTTGCAATAATATATTCTTTGACTAGTCCTGAACGAACAATATCATCAATACCAAATTCAATTATATCAAATGATTCCATTTTACGCAAGATACTAAGAAAATCAACAATACCATTCTTCTCTTTATCTTTTTGTAGATCAGATTGACGAGCATCACCACAAAAACAAATCTTGGTATTTTCACCAACACGAGTGATAATACTATCAAGTTCGTGGAAGTTTAAATTTTGAAACTCATCAACAATCACAATTGCATTATCAAGTGTAGTTCCACGAAGGAATGAAGTAGACCAGAATTTGATAGATTCCTGAGATTTCAGGTTTCCATACAGCATTTCAAAGTCCGCATCACTAGGCATCTGGAACATATACTTCACCATATTCTTATAAGGAATCTGGTAGATGTCTGCCTTATCTTCATGAGATCCGGGAAGAAAACCAATCTCTCTAGTCGCTACAAGAGAGCGTACTAAGTAGATGCGTTCATAAGGAGTGTTTTCACTCAAAACATCCCGTAAAGCATTATAGAGGGTGATAAAGGTCTTTCCAGTACCAGCACAACCATAAGCAACAATATGCTTACCTTTATTATATGAATCAAACAGTTGTTTCTGATTATCAGATAGTGGATCAATATCAACTAGGTATTCATGACTAAGCGGTTTCTTCCGCTTCATCTGCTTTGCAGTGAGTCCAACCCCAATAGGTTGCTCTGCAGATGCTCTTTTTCTTCTTGCCATACTAAATTTTTTTTACTCTAGAACCAGGTGCTTTTGATGCCTTATTAAGAACTTCATTCCATCCAGGATTTTTAGCGACCAATTTATCTCTCCACTCACCAACATCTGTTGCCATCGGTGCAGTAGAAGGATCAGACCAGTCTCTTGTCCAATCAGGATTATCTTTTTTCCACTGATCCCATTCAGTGATACTCATTTTTATATCTTTTTGTTCACCAGTTTTGGTGTTGACTACGGGATATGTTGCCATCGTTAAAAGTTCAAGATGAAATATTTAGACCCATTCAAGGGCTTCTGCACAGGTTGGAAATTGTTCAATAAAGATCTTTTTGCAACCCTCTGCAAGATCCATATGTTCTTTTTGAGTACCGTTGGCAGTTCTCAAATTGATATAGTGGATCCATGACCTACAAGAACCGGACATATAGATTTTGGTAGGCGTGGCGAGAGGGAGTACAAAGCGAGCACATTCCTTTGCAATTCCATACTCCAACATCTCTTGATAGAGTTTCATACCTTCCTCAAAATGTTTCTGCATTTTGACTTGAAACTCTTGATTCACAAAAGGATCGATATCATCAATAGAGTTCTGACGATTCTTTGTGTCTTGACGACGAAGTTCGGGAAGAGGGATCGTTTTTGCAAGCATTGAACTATCAGCGTAGCGTTGCGAAAATTCCTGGTACGTGAACGAACGGTGCCGAAGCACTTGAGCTGCTACCCCTCTGGTAGTTTCAAGTTCCAGAGTCATAAATGCTTGCTCAAACACAGACCAGTGGTTGTGCTTAATGCAGTAACCCAACAATTTTGCATAGTTAGGATTTTCTTGGTTGTTAGGGTTAGACACACGCGCCACGTATGCCATCATCTTCTCCGCATCGGGAGTTACACTGATTAATTTTACACTCATTTAAATCCTTTTGATACTTTTGATTCTAGCACAGCAAGCTCTTCTTCCAAAACTCGCAGTTGTTTCTTCATCTCAATCAGTTTCTCTTCACTGTAAAGATGCTCTTGCTTCACTAATCTGCGAAGCAGTCTCATATACTTTCTTGCCCGTTCAGTCGGGATACCCGTCGTCATCGTTGAATACCTCGTCGTAGTCTGCTTGGTAATAGTGTGCTGGATCGTCAAAGTTTTCTCTCTTATCCATGTAAGCACTTGGATCTGAGTAAACTTCTGCTTTCAACCCATCAACTAAGAGTTCAAGATTACGAACGATAAGTTTTAGTCGTTCCTTATCCATAGTAGTGTATACACTGCAGTTATTATAGCATAAAAAAAAGAGGGTTATCAACCCTCATCTTGTAACAGAATTCTACAGATTTTTTTACATGTACCTTGGTCTTCTTCGCATTCAATTAAACAGTCGAAATAATCATCTACCAGATCCAATTCTTCATTACATCGATTTATGGTGCTTTCGAAGTGATTCCATCCTGCTAATTGATTACGAGATAATAGATTGTGCATCAAACCTCCCGCATTATTTTTGTCTTGTAGAAGTCATGATGTAAATAAAATTTCAAAGCATACACATTTCCTTAATTCTATACTATCTAGACAACTTTGTGTTAATTCACTAACATTTGTTAATTCTTTACATAAAGATAAAAAAAGAGAGGTATAAAACCTCTCTTAGATAATCACTTGCTGTAGGTCTTACCGCGATAACAGAATGTACCGTGGGTTTCCTTACTCTCCACACAACGAGTATCATACTCAACACCACGATATGCAGTGTGAGTGATCTGTGCGTTGTGAAGCGCAGATGCCTTGTTAATCTGCTTGCGAATGAGATTAAGTGTGTTCATAGTAGTGCTCCTGAAAGAGAGAGGGTTTTTAATCCCCGTTCCTTCAGTCGTTTGCGTCCCAATAGCAGTGTGGTGTCGATTCCTTTACGGTTTCAACTAACTCAATTCTTGCCACTAGAGAAAGATCCTCATTTGCTTTCATCCTCAGCATAATAGCATCGGCGTCAGCACAGGCAATATTTGAATATAGTAATAGGTCTACCATGGGATGAACGCTCCGTTCCGCGACTTACTTGCGTCCCCTAAGGGATGAACGTATAAGAGTATTATAACTCCTATTTACTATCTATGCAAGTTTTTATGTAACTTTCAATACAATTTTATAAAATCTTAAGAAGTCAAAATTTTTGCCGGAATTTTTTTCGCCGTTTTGGGAAATCACTTCTTCTTTTTGGTTTTGGGTCCTTCGTAACCATACAACTTGGGATTGATTCTACCCTCAGTTTGTTTCATAGTCACGAAACCTTTCTTATACTTGTCGTAATAATGATCAAAGATTTCAGATTGTTTTCCTGCTGCTGCAATGTCGTATAAACTGGAATCACTTTCATCAGATTTATATTCAACTAGAAATGAATTACTAGGAAGATTGCGATCTTCTGCTTTTTCCAAATCACAATTTTCAAAAAGAATTTTCATAATATTCATGAACGATCCCCCCAATGAACTTCAGGATATGCTTCCTGTACAAGTTCTCGGGTAATTTTGTATTTATTGGAAAGTTTTTTATCCTTACATAAGCACAAAATTTCTGCTTCAAGAGGATGTAAACCTGAAATAATATTAATGAACATTGTCTCCCTACGAAGCATACTCAAAGAATCATTTCCCCCTTTTACAAAATTATAAAACTTACGGAACTCGGCACGAATAGTAGTTTTACCTTGATCATTAGCACCAAGAGAAAAGGTGTCAAGTTCTTCCATTTTATTTACAGCATCCTCAATCTTCTCAGATAGAGTTCCTTTAAATCCAGTCTCTCCATCAATCGCAGCATAGGGAACATCACCTTCAGGAAGCATAGAAACAATACTTTCATCAAAGTTCCATACAAAAAGAGTTACTAATACTGGAGCTTTAAATTTTCGAAGTGCTTCAATTTTTTTTGCATTACTGCGTTGTTTTGAAACAATATTTAAAATTTCGTAAATAAATGGATTATTAGGAAGATCTGGTATGGGTGAAGATGTTGCTATTTTTTTACGCGGAGTAGTAGGTTTCTTAGTTTTCGTTGTCGTCGCTTTCTTCGCTGTCGTCATGATAGTTTTCAAAATTAAATGCAATTACCTCGTCTGGAATTAAATTTCCGTGCTCATCAAACATTTCGGGATGAGGTCTTGGTACTTCCCGATAGTTCATCATATATTCTCTAGCAGTCCAACCTCCAATCAATCCCACTATAAGAAACAAAATGGTCAAAAATGAACCGAAGACTAAACTTACTGCTAACATTGTTCTTACCTCTTGGGAACTAACTTTTTTTCCTTGTATTTAAGGAAAATTCAAAATAGATAGTTACTTCCCGTTTGAAAAAGCAAACCATCTTTTCAAAAATTATATGAAATGGTTTAGATTGCCTCTTCCCTCCATTAAGAATAAGTTCAACCCCGCGATTGACTTCACGGGTGGTAGTTTTATTTATAGTTTGTTTAGATAACTTTTTCTTCTCTGAGAAACTGAATGGTGTCAACGCATCCTCCTATAGTATTATCGTCACATATGACTTGAGGAAATGTAGATCCTTCACCAAATTTAGCATAGAATTCTTCCCGTGTAAAGTCTTCTCCAAGTTTATGAACTTGAAAGTTTGAACCAGTCATTTCTAGCACAGTTTTTACCTTATAACAATAAGGACAATTTTCTTTTGAATAGATTTTGAAATTCATACAATTACTGCTTTACTACAAGATAATTACCAATCACAAGATAATCCAAATCAATGTTCTTAAAAGTTTTAACTGCATCCTTTGGAGTTTCTACGATTGGTTGACCATTATCATTGAAAGATGTATTGAGAAGAACGGGACATTCAGTCTTCTCATTATACTTTTGTAGAAGTTTGGTAACTTCTGGGTGCAACTCCTTGTTCACAGTCTGAATTCTACAAGAGAAATCCTTATGTGTAATTGCACCGAGTTTCTTTCTTTGATGTGGTTTTACAACTAAAGAGTATAGCATATATTCATTCGGATATGTATCCGTGAAGTATTCATCTTGATATTCCTCAAGCATAATACCTGCG